ATGGCAAAAATAGTTAAAAAAATAAAACAAAAAAGTATTGATTTGAATATTAAAGAAAAATTCAAATTAATAGACGAGTATCTTCCTCAAAACTACACTCCTGAAGTTCTTAAAATTGTGCCTACAGCGAAAGTAGATACAATTCGCTCTGTAAGAAATAGGAAAAGAGGAAATATAGAGATCATAAAAGCTCTATACGAAGTTGCACTAAAAACGAAACAAACTTTAAACTAAAATAATATGAACTCAACAAAACTTTATCCAGGAATGTGTGACGGCAAACTGGAATTTTTCTTTAATCAAAAGGAAAATAAAATGATGGCCATACACAATGGTCAAATTAAAAACTTTGAAGATTTAAAAGAATCTGAAACTGATTTTCTCCTAGAAATTATCGAAAGTGAAGAAGAATTAAAAAATCTCCTCAATAGGCTATACCCTACAAATTTTAAACAACAAAAAGAAAGGTTGGCTAAATGCCGTTTTGGTGGATTGAACTTTGAAGCAGACTTCTGTAATACCACAAAACAAATTAGTTGCGATATGATTGATTGTCCTATTAGAAATTCTTGTGAAGGAAACGGAATTATATGTAAACCTTTGAATTACGATGGCAATAGACTTTCTAATAAAGAAATTGACGCTATAAGGCTATTGGCTACAATTGATAAAAACACAACAATTGCTGAGAAACTTGAAATGCCAATAGGAACTTTTAATGTATTTAGAACCAACCTATATGGGAAACTAAAAATACAAACTAAACAAGAAGCTACCAGAGTAGGTGTTTACTTAGGCATTGTCTAGGTCGGTGGCTTATTTACTATCCCGTAGCCTCTTAGGAGGCTACATTTAAAAATAAAGTTTATGAAAAACATTCCTTACATAATCGACCATAGAGCTGAATTTAAAAGACTAAAACAGGCTAATATTACGACTGCACTGAATAAATTATCTAATCTTTTCAAATATAATGAAGATCAAATAATATCAACCAGCGGACTTATAGAGCTAGGTAAACTTTATAAGGTTTCGTCTTCAGATTTAAAGGAGACTATCCGCAATACAAATACTGAGGAAGATTTATTTCGATTAGCGAAAATCATAGCAAATATGAATAAGTTCAAAATGATTATTGATAAACATGATGTTAGTTGGATTTTAAACAAGAGACTAGACATTATTTATAGAGAAAAATATGGATAAGAAATGGATAAAGCGAAAATACAACGCCTGCTATAGACTCAAGCAAAAAGGAGTTAAGATAAAAACACCTTCTAAAACTATTTATGGAGATAGTTGTATCGCAAAGTACAAAGCTGCACAAATATTACTAAAGGATTTTCATTTTGTAATTCAAACAGAACTATTCATATGAAACCAGAAATTAAAGTATTTGTTGATGCTTATGCTAAAACTAGAATCAAACGAAATATTAAGGTATTTAACTTTAATCCAATCAAAAATGAAAAAACTAATCCTAAAGTTAGCTCTAAAACTAACAAATAAAACAATTCTAAAAAAACACTGGTAATGCCATATATTAGCAAAGAATTTATCGACCGCTTACTGTTCAATACGGATATACTCCATGTGTTCCAGCACCTTGGTATTAAACTAGAAAAAAAGGGAGCGCACTATTGGTGCTTATCCCCTTTCAAAGATGAAAAAACACCAAGTTGCCAAATAAAAGTTTCCACACAGAAGTTTATAGATTATTCTTCGGGCATTTCTGGAAATGCTGTTAGCCTTCTGATGGAAGTCAAAAAAATGACTTACCCTGAAGCCATTGAGGAACTTGCAAGAATGCAAGGGGTTCAACTAGAGTATGAAAGTCAAGCAGATACAGAACAGCACAAAGCAAAACGAGCTAAAGAAAAAAATCTAAGGAAATATTTAATTTCTCTTAACAAAAAATTTATAGAGAATTTAAAGAAACTTTCTAAAGATCATCCAGCGTGGAAAGAAATAGCCAAAAGGGGCTATACAGATGAAGAAGTACAAGAATGGCAAATAGGCTATGCTCCTGGTAACAATTTTATTTATGACTTATTTTCCGCTGCTGGTAATGTCGCAGCAGGAAAACAACTAGGACTAATAAACGATAAGAACAATGATAAAATATGGGATAGACTGACCTATCCTATTTTCGATAAACAAGATCATATTATCGGGTTTGCTCATAGGGATTTATCTGGAGATGGCAAACACGCCAAATGGATGAATCCTCCAGAAACGGATCTATACAAAAAAGATAAAACTCTGTATGGACTAAATGTAGCGAAAACCGCCATTGTTAAGGAAAAGAGAGTATGGCTAATGGAAGGCTATAATGATGTTATTGCCTGGCATAAATATGATATTACAAATACTATTGGGATATGTGGCACCGCATTAACTAAAAATCATATTAGAGAACTTAAAAAGTTAACTAATAAAATTACGCTTTGCTTAGACCCTGATTCCGCAGGTAGAAAGGCTACCCTAAAATATATTCCAGACCTCATAGCTGAAGGCTTTTCGGTAGAAGTCTGCCAACTCCCAAAGGGGGAAGACCCAGACGATTATAGCAGAAAACATTTAGAAAAAATAAACGATGTGGGGTTACTGCACTCCCTGCAACCCTACCTTATTCCAGGGTTTAAAGTGCTATGCCTTGAAAAACTTGAGGGCGACGAACTCGACCGTGCGAACGGAATTAAGGAACTGGCAGAAATGATTTCTAAAATTCCAGACAATACTTTAAAAAACATCTATACGGACCAGCTAATTAAAGAGTCTAAACAAAAACCAGCATTCATCAGAAACTTGATGAAAGAAAAAGAAGCGGAAATTATTAATACAAGTAATGACCTTTATGAATTATATGATTTTCCAAAAGGGCTTACAACACCTCCTGAACAACTGGTTCCTATTATAGAAAAATATCAATTATTTATATCAAACAATCAAATTTATATACAAAACACTTTCGATCTTCCCCCTGCAAAATTTAAAAGTATCAGTAATTTTTCTATTGAGATTCTGCAACATATGAATGATGAAAAGTTTGCTGCCAAACTTTTAAGAATTACTAATATACACGGCGATGAACGGATTTTTGATGTTCGTGCAGACGCTCTTACCACTCCTTTAGATTTTAAAAAACAATGTGCCAATCAAGGGAATTTTCAATGGAATGGCAATCAAAAAGAATTGGATAAATTAACCGCCTACTTATATGACAACATGGGCGTTGGTAGGCGTGTAGATGTATTAGGTTGGAATGCCGAGGGCTTTTACGCCTGGAATAATTCCATCACAATCCCTGGCCAACCTAGTGTGCCAATAGACAAAAATGGAATTTTTCATTACGATGGCCACTCTTATTATGTGCCATCGGCAAATGAAATATATAGAGCTAACCCATATAAGTTTGCACAGCAGAAAAGAATACAGCTGAAATCATGGTCAATTCCAATGGTAGACTATTTAGCCCAATTGAAAAAAGTCCACAGAGACTATGGAATTATAGGAATGCTTTTCGCTTTTGCGTCAGCCCATCAGGATATTATTGTAGATGCAGCCAAAGGCTTTCCGCTGATGTTTCTCTATGGACCGCCGTCCACAGGAAAAGATGAACTCTATGGCTGTATAAAGAAGATGTTTGGCATCGCCAAAACAGACTTCATCAACTTAGAAAACAAACAATCCACAGGAAAAGCGAAACTGCGTTCCTTTGGTGAATTCTCCAATATGGTTGTACACCTTTCCGAGTTCGTAAACGGTGATAAAGAAATTGATGGTATGCTAAAAGGAATTTGGGATAGAGGATCCTACAAAAGAGCTACATTAGATTCCATGGTAAGCACAGACTCCTCCCCTATTCTATGTTCCGCTATCGTTACGGGGAACCAATCTCCAACCGACGATGCAGTTCTTACGAGACTTTTGTATGGGGAGATGACAAAAAACCAGTTTACCAAAGAAGAAAAGCAGAATTTTGAACTATTAGAACAAATGACCACAGACAATATAACCGCATATATGGAAAAATGTATCTGGCACCGTCCTTTGTTTGAGAATAAATTTGCTGAGAAGTTTAATATGTACAAAAAAATCATTTCAGCTCGACCAGCATTCAAAGGAATGATTGATCGTATCATAACGAATTACTCTATTTTGGGGGCTACACACGAGTTATTAAAAGACACAAACGATTTTGTATTTCCATTTTCTACACAGGAAATGCTAGAGGTCTTTGATAATTGGGCTATGAACTTAAAACAAAAACTGGATAACGCCAATGTCCTTTCCAAATTTTGGGATGTTTTTGTGGCATGTTTGTACGGTACAGAACTCAATAGGTTGCAGCGTGGCGTACACTTCGATGTAAAAGGAAACGAATTGTATATAAGATTTACAGAAGTCTATAATAGAATACAAACAGAATGGTTCCCGCGTTTCTCAGAATCGTGTCCAGCAAAAGGCACACTTAGGGAAAAGATGAAGGAATCTAATTGTTTTGTAGATGATATTAAATCATATCGATTTGGAAATAACATAAACACATCAGCTTATATGATAGATTTAGACAAGGTTGAAAACAAAGACTCAATACTTTTTGCCTTAAATATACAGCAAGAAGAACTTGAGAGAAAGGAAACAGGCATGGGCAGTATCTTTTCTCCCCCTGCAACCCCCAATTCTGATGAATCTATAGAAGATAGTTCCAGCGGAGTAAAATTTTGATTTTTTTTACTCTTTTTAAAGGAGGTGTTGCCGAAACAGAAAAAATATTTTCCAACATTTCCAACAAGAGTTAAAATATTATAAAAGAGTAATTTAATTATAAAAAGTATGTTGGAAAGTTGTTGGAAACTGTTGGAAACTGTTGGAAATGATTTTAAACTTCCAACAGTTTCCAACAAAATACAAAGGATAATACAGTTTAATTAATTGAAAATCAACAATGTGGATTTGTTGGAAAAATTTCGCTCAAAAACTACCCACCAAATTTTAAAATAAAAAAAATGTTTCCTAAGCACGATATAGTAAAAGATAGCAATGTGGCCAAAAAAAATATTTTAGGATACGCTCCGAAAATGATTGGGTTAGTACCATTATCAATTTGTGAGTTCTTCTCAGAAATGTATGTAATACAGTTACAGAGCCGTGAAACTAAAGAATATATATATGGAATATATCTCAATAATAAACTGGTTGGGCATTGCTATTTTGGTACAAAATATACTTATACTCATCAATTAAAAATAATCAATGAGTATATGCCTCCAGAATATGACCAAGCAAAAGAATATAGTTTGAAACATTCAAACATATGGTACTCCTATTTTGCACCAGAGCAATATGCCTGGATTTATCAAAAAGTAATAACTAAAATAAATTAAAATTATGTCAATAAAAATTTACGAATACATTTATGATTGCCGCGAAGCCTATGTGAAATTCAAAGTCGATACTAAAAAAATAACACCAGATAAAGCACAAGCCTTATTAGATTTTTTCATTTGGAGTTATGATTTGGATGCTCCACCTTTAGACGAAATTATGAAAAAATATGCTATAAAAGCTATTGAGATAGCCACATTTGAATCATACAATGAGTATGGTGTTAAATGTTGGTTTGAAGAGACTGAAGGCTTTATACCTCTAGATGGAAGTCACGGTATTGAATTAATTAGTGTTACCCCATATGAATTCGACGAAAACAGTTTAAATATTAACATTAAAAATTTTTGATAAAATGAAAATTAATCAACGACTAAAACATGTAGAAGGTGTATTTAACACCTTAGAAGATCAGCTTATCGCTGTTAAATTAGATAAATATAAGCAAGTGGTTATATGTGTAAAATCAAATATGAATATTCCTTTAATGACTGTAAAATTACATTCCGAAGACACCTTTGGAGAAGCCCAAATCGTGTTAGATGATGCATACAATTTAGCAAAAGAAATATGCAGACGATTCAACGAATTTCCAAAAATATTAAAAAAATAAACTCTATGAAGCTTCATAAACTAAAACTAAAGCAGCCCTATTTTGATGATGTTTTTTATGGAAGAAAAAATTTTGAAGTTAGAAAAAATGATAGAAATTTTAAGGAAAATTAGTTTTCAAAATGAAAACTAATCATTAAATTTGTACAATAATTTTTTTATAATGAAATATCCAATCCAGCACCTGTGTGAAATTAAACTTATAAATCAAGATCTACTTTATCCTGGCATTGTTAAAAATGAAATATTAAGTATAGCTTCTGAAGTAGAGGCTATTTATTTTACACCAGGTTCTGGACAATTTGCTTACAAAAGAAAGCAAAACAATAGTGGAGTTTATTATGAATCAGAATTTAGATTTTCGTTTCCTGGAAAACCTGTAATTTCTGAAATAAATAATATTGTTGCAGCTGTTTTAAAAACAAACCAAAATGAATCTATTGTATTTTGTAACAACGATATTTTTCAAAATACACCTCTAAATTTTGAACTATCTGGAGACCTTAAAAAAACAGCAATAAAATACTCTATATTAACCCTACAACCTTTATGATACAACTTTATCCAATTGAAGTACCAGGTTATCTTATACCTTTTCTAATAAAAGAAATGGGTGGTTGTGAAGTGATTTCTAAAGATGAAGAATTCACAAGGTTAATTGTAAAACCAAATTCTGTATTAGGAATGTTTTTAAGGCGAAGAATACTACCAGATTATAAGATAAAGCACTACTGCCTTACAATATATTCAAAGAAAATAAGTAATAAAAAAGCATTTTCCACCGAAATAATGGAGTTTCAAACTTCAGCAGAATACAGAGTGGACCTATCTTTTGATGAGTTAGAGAGTTTTTATAAATTTTTAGATTCTAATTTTAAATCTTGCTTTTACTTTTTTGTAAAAGGCTATTGTACAGGGTCAAATTCCAACGCCAAAATAAAAGAAGCAATATGGAAATTCATAGAACATTACGAACTCTCGGAGTACGGTTACGATGAAAAGATTCTAAGACACTATTATTATTCTTTCAAGTCCAAAGGTGGGCTACATAAGATTTTTAACAATGAGAGGATTGGTGATTTATTCTATGGAAATTAGCTTGGCATGACAGACTAACAGTCTATGATACTTTTGTTTTTATAAAATTATCATATGTCTAACTTTAGATTAAACGCTAAAAAGCCGCATAAAAACGCTGGATTACCAACACCAAAGTCCGAAATGTATCTTCTTTATGTAGAAGATATTATTTCTATGCCACAATCTAATGCAAAAGGGATTGTAACCGAAGGTAATATTATGATTGCTGATGGGCGTAGGTTTCACATACTCTATCTAACGCCCTCCACACAAACACATAATAGAGATACAGAAGGAGATGTAGATAGTAGAGGCTGGAAGAAAAAAATAGTAGGTCACTACCCAGGCGACGAGATTGAGATTAATGAATTTTTAAAAAACAATACCAATCAAGGGTTTGTAATTATAGTAAAATCATGTGGCTCTAGCTATAAGAAAATATACGGCTCAAAGTGTAATCCTTTATTCTTTACTGGAGCCTTTGTAGATGATAGCGATAAAAAAGGCTATGATTTGACCTTTGAACAAGAGTTTGCGGATGCAGACCCAGTTCTATTCTATGATGGAAATATATTAGTTGATGAAGATGCTTTAGATCCTAACGACCCAGAATTTTCGACACTATTTGTAAAAATAGATGGCTCAAATATTTCAGGGGCAAATAAAGAGAAGTTAAAACAAGCATTAGATATTGGAGAATTACCTTCTAATATTGCTTTAGTTGATGAAGGTGATGATGAAGGTAACACCTATACCAAATTACAAGTAGACGATAAATTTCTAAAAAAAACCACTACGGCAATTGCAACCCCCACCTCGGAATTCAAATATATTTATCTAACCAATGAACAAAATGAGACCCGCAGGATGCCTGTTGGTAACATTGGAAGTAATATCGCTAATGCTACACTTACAACTACAGAAGATGCTGGGATAATACAAGCACACAATTATGATTGGCAGCTTGGGAATAATGTTTTTACAATGTATCGTGGAGAGAAACTTGGGCTTACTTATGAAGATTTAAGTATGAGCGTAGGAGGTGGTTTTTCTGTGTTGCAAGGCACTGGCGATAATAATGAAGGCTATGGTCGTACAGGTTTGGAAGTAACTAGTTTAAGCACAAAACTTACATTTTCACAAAATCAAGACGAAGATGACGAGATAAATTCAGCGGTAGAAGTTTCAAAATACGGTGTAAGTATAGACGGCTTTGTTGATGCAGATAACGACGATACTTTTGATAGACAAGTTGTAACAAAGCCTAACGGTATATTAGCGACTAAAAGCATCACACCAGATATCTTAGACACCGTGGCTGCTCGGGATAACTATACCTCGGTACCATTGAAATTTTACAAAGGAGACGGAACAAATACTAAGGATATTCTCTTAGGCGTGTACCCTGATAATACTAATTTATTTTTTGGCAGTATGCCCACCACTTCTGGTAGTTTTAATATTGGGATGGGCTATGGTGCTTTGCAAAAGAATTTTACTGGAGTCCAAAACACTGCAATAGGTGCATATGCATTAAGTAAAAACATGTCTGGGAATTATAACCTGGCCATTGGAACTTCTTCACTTCAAAATTTAGAAAATGATGATACCACTGATGATGAGTATAAAAACAACAATGTAGCTATAGGTGTACATAGTGGATATAGTTTATTAAAATCTGGTAGAAATACTCTATTAGGAAAAGACACTGCAAAAAATGTTAAAACACTATTTTGTTCTACATTTATAGGCTATGGCTCTGGATATGCATTAAATTATACTGGGAGTGAAGATAGGACAACCGTTGGATTTATAAAGTCTAAATCACCTGTATTAGGGAACTCTTGGTATATGGGCAAAAATGTAGGAGGTTTGCAGTACTTTGGAATTGATCCCAATACTTCGGAAACAGACTATTCTACAAGTATGGGAATGAATACCTTGGTAGGGTCTAATATAGCAGATAGTACAACTGCCCCAAGAAGAATGTATGCCTCTACAGTAATAGGAGTAAACCCCTTATGGAACTGTACTACAAACTTCTTTAATAATTTACTGATAGGTGCGGGGAATTATTTTAAATATACAGGACAAGAAATTAATAACTCTATTATAATAGGTAATTTCAATTATTTGCTAAATGCAGATAATATACTATGTATTCATAACTCTGTAAATACACAAGAAGATATCACAGATGGACTTATTTATGGTTCATTCAAAGAAAGGTGGCTTAAAATCAACGGACAGTTGAAATTAGACTTAAATAGAACCTATGATGCTGAAGGTGATGGTATGTTTCAAAAAATGCTCACGGTAAAGCCAGATGGAACTGTGGGGGTGAAAGATATAGAAGACTTTAGCAGTCTGAGCAGAAGTATATCACTTTTGTGGATGGAAATAAATAATTTAAAAAACAGAGTACAACAATTAGAAAATAACAACCCATAAAAATAAATAAAAATGAGCAAAATAGCAATTAAAAGCAACAAAGATTTAATGTTTCCGCCAATGCATCGCGGTGTGGTAACGATGGAAATTGACTTAATTCAAAATAAACCTAAAGAAGAACTTTACGAACTTAGGATTATTGACACCTGTACAATAAATGTCGAAGAAACGAAAGAGGTTAAGAATCCTATTAGTGGCGAAGTAGAGTCCACGGAAATCGTAAATGTAAAAAAAGTATTAGGCACTCCAGTAACAAGGTTAAAGTCCTATACTTATGAGGATTTAGGGCAACTGTCTGCTGTATTAAACCTCAATCACGAAGATTTTGAAACTCAAACGGATTACATTAATGAATTGTTTAGACAAGGTTTATTAATTACCACTCAGCAGGAATGTGAAGCAGGGAAAGGGATGTATTTTTCTGAAACTAAAGATTGGGAAATTGTAAGGGATTAAAAAATAACAATATGAAAGTCCGCTATTTACATAAGATAAAGGGAGTAAAATGGTTTGAGGCTCTGCCTAAATCCAAAGAATACCCACGCCACTATTGCACCCTAATAGATTTAGAAGTGCAGCTATCGGATGGATATATCCTAAAAATTCCACGAGGTTTTATTTGGGATGGTGCAAGTGTGCCGAGTTGGTTGCACTGGCTATCCCCCCCAATAGACGAGGGAGCGTTGGGCGACCTAATCCACGATAAACTCTGGACAGACAAGCAAGCCCAATTTGAATATTTTGGATATAACATCTACAAGGCTAGAAAATTCGCAGACGACGAAAGACTAAAATGGCGAAAAGCCTTAGCACCAAAACGAAAAATTTTTAACTGGATAAGCCATAGAGTTATTAGGCTAATTGGCGGCTTTTTTTATTCCAGACAACTTAAAATTCCAAAATGATATGTTAGCAGAAATTTTAAAAAATAATTATGATGGTTTATATGCCCAACTAATACAAATATCAATGATTTGGATGGCTGTATTGTTGGCTATTTTAGTGGATTTATACTTTGGTGTAAAAAAAGCAAAAGAAATGGGTGAGGCAACGCATTCGGAAGGCTACAGACGAACGATAAGTAAGTTTGTCTACTATTATGCAATGATGTTTTTTGCTCTTACTTTCGATTTCCTTGATGTAGTAACCCCTTTAATAGTACCATTTCCCTTATCTCTAACTCCTATGTTCTCTCTACTTTGTGCGATTGCATTAATATTTACAGAGGCAAAATCTGTTAGGGAAAAGGCAGAGGATAAAGTAAGAAGGCAAGCAGACCGAAGTTTTACAGAATTACTCGAGGTACTACAAAAACGAGAAGATGTAGTGTCAAAAATTTTTGAATATCTAAAAGATGAAAAAGCAAAACAAGATGAAAAGAATAATATTCCTGTTGATTAGTTTTTTAGTGTTGTCTTGTTCTGTGAGAAAGCATAAGACAGTTGATACAGTAGATATAAAACAAGAGACTGAGTTAAAAAGCGATGAAACGATAGAAAAAAAATCAATTTCATTACTTAATAATTTAACCGAGGTTCAAGACAAAAAATTAAACTTTAGCATTGAACCAATCTGCGGTCAACCTGCTGAGTTTGATTTCTGGAAAGATGGAGAGCGATACCAAGGAAAAACAAATAGTAAACTGACTTTTAACAGCGAAAGTTCCAAAAAAAAAGAGGAGAACAATGCTAGCATTAACGAAGACGAAAAGAAGCATACAGAAGACCAGTTTGGATATAAGTACATCTACAAAGACAAAATTGTTGAAATAGATGTTGAACGCAAAATTCCATTTGTCAATTGGCTATGTATAATAGCATTGACAATTGGTATTTGGGAGTTATTAAAATGGGTAATTAAATCAAAATTGAAATTTTTATGGATAAAATAACGCTACAACGGATAGAACTACTTCATCCAAAATTAAGAGAAGAAGCAAAAGCGATTTACAAAGAAATCTGCGAGGCTCTAACTGGAAAGGCGATTTGTAGATTTACACATACATTAAGAACCTTTGCAGAGCAAGATGCTCTATATGCTATTGGCCGAACAAAAAAAGGCAGCCGAGTAACTAATGCACGAGGTGGACAGTCGTACCATAATTATGGCTTAGCGGTCGATATTGTACTTTTAATAGATAAAGACAATAACGGTACACACGAAACAGCCGTATGGGATACCAAAGGCGACTACGACAACGATAGAGTAGCCGACTGGCAAGAAATCGTAGCTATATTTAAAAGATATGGCTGGACATGGGGTGGCGATTGGCGATTTAAAGATTACCCACACTTCCAGAAAACATTTGGAAAGTCTATTGTAGAGTTACAAAATCTACATAGGATTCAGAAAAAAGAATATGTTAATTTTTAAAGAATAAGCCCTCGATTTGAGGGCTTTTTTATTTCATTGCAACACTTCATTTAAAATTAGATTAGCACAACAACTCTTAAGAGTTGTTTTTTTTTGCAATATGAATATACTATCAGAAATCCTAAGAGACACTTGGCTGATGGAAGCCTCCTATCCTAACTACTATAAGCCCATAGTAGAAAATATTTTAGCAGGAAAAATTCCAGAACAAGAAAAACCGTTTGCATATTCCATTTTATCTAAGAAACAAACTTTATCTACTGGAGAAGTAATCGCAAAAGACAAAGTCGCGGTAATCAGCATGGTTGGACCTATGACCAAATATAACGCTGCTTGTAGTTATGGCGCTGAATATTTTGTAAAAGAAATCCAAAAGGCTGAAAATAACGAAGAAATAAAAGGTATAATCCTTTTTATGGATGGTCCTGGCGGAAATGCTAATGCCATTACCCTTTTCCAATCCATAAAAAATAAAATTACCAAACCTGTAATTTCTGTTGTGGATACGGCTTGTTCTCTACATTATTGGATAGCGGCTATGCTATCAGACCACATTATGTTGAACAATGATTTTATGGCAGAAGTCGGCAGTATCGGAGCAATGATAGTATTTGAGAAGCCAGAGAACGAAATTAAAATCATTAGACCTAAAGAAAGTAAGGATAAAAATCAGGCAATAGTAGATGCTTTGGAAGGTGATTTTTCTGCACTTGAGGACAAATTATCAATACTAGCCCAAAGATTTCAAAGAGAAGTTTTAGAATCAAGACCGCAAATCAAAAAAGAAGCCACATTTGGAAAGACCTACTTACCAAAAGAAGCTATAGAAGTGGGTCTAGCAGATAGTATAGGAACTGTTCAAGATGCTTATGAACTAATATTAGCAAAATCAGAATTAATCCGAATTAACCAAAATTAATAAATAAATGAAGTATTTAAAAATGTTAGCGACACTCTTAGGAGTTATGCAAGTCGCTCAAAAAGAAAACGCAGTTGATATTAGTAGTGATCAACAAACAAGACTTAACACTCTCTTAGGAGAAGAACACGCATCGCTATTAATTGAACAGGCGAATAAAGAGTTATCTGATGTCGCTACTGCTAAGCAGGAATTAGACACAGTTAAAAAAACGCTTCAAAAAACGACTCAAGAGGTTGAAAATAAAGAAGCCAACTTAACTGCACTTTCAGAAAAAGTGGAGACACTTATTTCTGAAAACAAGGATTTGAAAGAAAAAGTAGAAAAACTAAGCGGGGAACCTGAAACCAACATCCCTGAAATGGCTAAAAAAGTATTAGAGACAGGTATGGCAGAAAAAGTATTTGCACAAGGGGGACAAATATTCGGATTAGAAGGTAAATTCTGGGATGCTTCATCACCGTGGAATGCTAAGTTATTATCAGGTGCTAAAGGTTCTACAACGGATTTCAGAAGCTCCGTAGCGATTCAACGCATGAATGATGAATTCTTAGACTATGTGAGAACCTATCCAGAGAAGATAGAATCATTATTTAATTCTTACTTTAAATTGCCTGAACATTGGCCTAGAATCTATGGTGTGATGGACAGAATGATGTCTGCAACCATTTCTGTGGCTAATGTAACTCAACCGCGTAAAGCGAGATGGGCTCCGAAAGGAGATATTGTTTTCAAAGCTGAAGAAATGCAAGTGCGTCCTACGCAAATAGACTTGCAGTTCAACTATTGGGAAATGCAAAAAATTGAAACCAACTGGCTAAACGGATTTAATAAAGTTGGTAGTTATGCTTACAAGATGCCATTTATAGTTTTCTTATTGTCAGAATTTTTAAAGAAAGCCAGACAAGAAGATGCTGATGTATTAATACGAGGGGTTTGGGTGCCGACTCCAGAGGATAGAGAAAAAGACAAGCCTGGGCATTATCTACACAGAAATGATGGTTTATTAAAAATTATATTTGATGCCAGATTAGCAAACAAATACAGACCTTTCAATTTAGGCAAATGGACTTTTGCTAACTCGGTTGATTATGTAGATTCATTTATTAAGCAGCTTCCAGAAAACTTAAGAGCCACAGAGCAACTGCAAATGGTTATGTCGCCGTCTAAAATATTAGACTACAAGAGAAGAGCGGAGCAATTATTTGGTGGAAACAACGACTATAAAGGTTATCCAAAATCACCAAAAGATTATGACAATATCACTTTTGTCCCATTACAATGGTTAGAGGGGTCTGATGTTATTATCGTAACAACGATGGATAATATCAAAATTTTGGAATATAAACCAGAAGAAAAATCAATATTTACTATTGAAAAATTCCTTAGAGATGTTTATGCCTTTGCAGATTACAAAATAGGTATTGGTCTTAACCACATTGGTTTAGCGACTGTTCCAGGTGATAAATTAGCATTAGTTAAACAGGTGATTTGGACAAACAATACCCCTCTATTCCGAGCAGATTTCTTTGTAACTTCTTATGATAACAAAACAGGTATCTTAGAAGTGAGACACAACCGTGTGAAACCAGATATTGATTTTACAACTGATATTGTAGAAATTTCAGGCAATGTAGGAGATATATTAGTCATTAGAGGTGATATTTCTTTCGCTGGAGATGTTAAGGTTAAAAAAGGTGATAAATTAGACCTTACAAGAGATTTTAACCTTAAAACTGGTGGGGATTTAACCCTAATCAAAAAAGCTGATGGGACTTACAAAGAGGTTTCTAGGACAGAGTCTCCTGCTTTAGATTCTACTTATAAGGAGTTCGATACAACAACTTTAAACTACGAAGCAGACGAGTATGTATATACTGGTTCTGAAGATACACTTGCTAAAATTGAGGGTGGTACTGAAGGAAATCGATTGAGAATTCAAGCTGAAAATGGCTCTAAACTTACCATTTCTTCTATCGCAGGAAATATTAAGGTGGATTCTACCTATGCATTAGATAGTGCCGATAAGTTTATAGACCTAGTGTATGTAAATGATGTTTGGGTAGAAATTAATAGAGGGTAAAATAACACAATAGGCAGTAGCCCAATTACTGTCTATTTTTTTAAGTTTAAAATCAAGAAACAATGAGACAATTATTAAAAAAATCAAGTAATGCAGGACTACCAACCCCAAAGCGAGGAGAAGCAGTAGTCGCTTTAAATAAAGAAATTCTAAAACACCCCATTGTAGGTGCAGATCTAGTAACCTTAGAAGGGGCTTATGTATTTAAGCCTGGAGCCACTTTTATTAAGTTGTATATGACTCCATCTACTCAAGCTGCAACTTCTGAGGCAGGTGGAAATCCTGATGGAATGGGAAGTAAAAATAAATTTGTCGGAGAACACCCTGGCACAGAAAAAGAAGTAATGTCGTTCTTAAAGAAATATGCTAACGAAGGATTTATAATCTTCTACGGTGGTTGTGGAACTTCAGAATGGAAAGTAATGGGTTCGCAATGTCACCCAATGAAACTTTCCGCTTCTACTAAAGACGATAAGGATAGCAACATCACTACACTCACATTTGAACAGGAAATGCTAAATGATGATAGGGTAATGTTCTATAACGGTCCAATATCATTCACAGATCCTTATAATGCAACGGGTTCTACATTTGCTATCAACAAGGCAAATGGAAATATCATTCAATTAGCATCTGCTTCTACTACTGCTAATGTTACCATCTCTGCTTCAGATTTTGAACATAACGAAACCGTAACATTCCTAGGTGCCGGTGGCAGTGACCCTTATAAGATTAAAAACAGTCCAACTGGTGCGGTAGCAATATTAACTAAAGAGGCTACAGATTGGGTAGCACTCAAAGATGCTGCTATTGATTTCCGAGTGGTAAAGGCTGATAAAACTTACTTAGTAGAAGTGGCTAGAAGGTAGTTTTTTCATAACATTATTTTTAGTTTGGCACGGCAACTCATTTGGGTTGCCGTTTTTTGTATATAATTTCAAAAAATCCCAACATGAAAAATCAAGTCTTAACTATTTTAAAAACAGAGCATAATCCGCAAAAGAGATTTAACTCTCTTTTAGGTGCTTATATTAGCACAGAGGGAAACCCCAACCTTATAAGATCCTATAATGCCAGAGGCTATAACCCTACTCTATTAGAAACACTAGAGTACGATGTAAAACAGCATTTAGGTATTTCAAATACAGATATTGTTAATCATATTATACCAGAACTAGAGGTAGAACAAGTTTTAAAAACAGACTTAGAAATATCAGAACAAGTAAAAGCAAGTCCCGAAGCCAGAAGCGAGTTTGAGAATATCTTAAAAGATATGAACGAAGAAGAAAAGACGGGGCTTAGATTTTCTACAGAATATCCCTTTCTTAGAGAAAAAGATTGTCCTAATGAATTGAAAATTTTAGCTAATGATGCGATTACAGCATTTCATAATTTCAAAAGTAAACACACAGAGTTATTTGAAAAAGTAGCCAATGTTACTGAGCCTAAACTAGACGAAATCCAAATATTTAAAATCGCTAATGAATTGTTAGAAGATTTTGAAGTGAATAGAGAAATCCATGATGAACTTCAATACTATAAAGAACATCAAGATTTTCTAGCAGAACACCCAATTTTTGAAGATTACAAATTAGAAAAAGAGGTGAAGGCTATGTCAGCTGAAGAGTTAGCAAAGACTAAAAATAATCTAAAATCCAATATTTCTAAAAAGAAAAAAGCGATTAAAGAAGCCGATGATGAAGAGCGAAAATCTAAACTTTCTGAAGACTTATCAATACTAGAGAAAAAGCAAAAGTTAGTAGATGAAAGACTCAAAGAAAAATAAATTTTTCACGCTTTCCTCACTTCATAAAGAAAAGAGGGAAGCGTTTCCAGAAGTTACTTCGGTATATTTAAACAAACATATTGACCGCATTGAAAACCTAAATCAACTCGTTAGAATACCCCAAGAGGGAGAGGTGTTTTTTCTACAAACAGAAAAGGCTTTCAATGCGTTTACCTTCATACCATTTATTGCAAAACTTCATTTTATTGAAGAATTATATGCCAGTACATATAGTATCAGCAGGCGTGTAGTAGAAGCATTGCAAGAACTACAGCAAAATGGGAGAATTGGAAAGGTAAGGTTACTTATTTCCGATTCTATGCCCAAAAGAAATCCATTAACAATTGATGTGTTAGAAGGTGTATGCAGACACAATGGAAACTTTAGTGTCAAATACTCCTGGAATCACTCTAAAATATGTCTTATAAAAACTGATGGGTTTCATTTGGTGTTAGAGGGTTCTGGAAATTGGAGTGAAAACGCACAGCTTGAGCAATATGTACTAACAAATTCTGAAGAAGTTTACGAATTCCGAAAAACTATATTTGAATGATTGAAATATTAAAAATGTTCGGACTGGTAGTCTTACAAAATGCCAGTTTCACACTTGTAAGTAGGGCGAGGAATAGCGATAGTATCACTTTTCATACAATAGCAAGTGTACTAAGTAACGGCATTTGGCTTTTGGTTATAAAAAATGTCGTTCAAAATTTTGATAGACCTATACTAATGCTCACTTATTTGTTAGGTTCTGTGGTAGGTAGTGTTTTGATGCACTATATCTCTATGAATTATTTTGAAAAGAAAAAGAAATGATACTATCAGATGATGAATACACGCAAATAGAAAACCTCGCAGGAGCGGGTTACGGACCTGAGAGAATTGCAATGTATCTGGATGTACCACGAAAGGACTTTATGAAAGAATGGAAAAATCCCAACTCTCAAGTCCGATATTATTACGATCGTGGGGTTTTGATTGTAGATGCTAACGCAGGAATGAAATTAGCAGAAAACGCCATGAGTGGTAATATAACAGCCCACCAGCAACTGGAAAAAGTAAGAAGAGGACAGCGTTTAGCAGAATTGAAAAAAAAGTATATCTATGGCGAAGAAGAAATTGACGGACTATAACCTAGACGATTTATATGATTGGATAGAAAACGGGCGTATGGACAATATGCCTGAAGGGTTTGTTCAATATGTCAATATGTTGGATAAAATTAGGGCTATGCGACTCCGCCACGATGTTTTTGGAACTAAAGAGGCTATCCTAAAACATCTTATTTCGTTTGAGCCAGATTTGAAAGGGAACAGACTTAAAGCCGTTCAACTTTACAATGAAAGTATAGAGTATTTCTACTCCGACAATGAAATTTCAAAGGCCGCATGGCGAAATGTTTATGCTGACGATTTAGACAATGCCTATAATTTAGCCATAGCACTAGCGGAAACAACCGCAGATATAGAGAAAGCATCTAAAATTAAAGAAAGAGCCTTTAAGTTTAGAGGGCTAGACAAAGAAGATCCTATCGAAACGCCAGAGGACGCACTCAGAAAGCCGTTTAAGGTTTATACTATGGATATGGACAAACACTTTGAATTACCAAACGAAGACCGTAAGGAAATTGAATTATGGATAGATGAAAATACAAAAGAACTGACTGAAAAAGCGAAAGAAAGGATAAAGCAGGAAGCATTAATTCTTCCTGTAAAAATATTCCAAGATGAAGAAGAAAATCCTCGTAAGAACTGATTTTAACGATGTAGAAGTGCGTTATGCTTCGTGGCTCAAAACATTAGTAGATGTGATGCAGCCACAAAATTTATTCCTCGTATTAGGGCGTGGTACGGGTAAAACTACGGACTATCAAGCTGAAAGGTTGATGGATGTTTGCTACGATATGCCAGGTTGCTATATTGGAATCGTTGGAGATACCTATACTAATTTGCTTAAAAATGTGGTGCCTTCAATAATAGAAGGCTGGAATCGTAAAGGTTGGGTAGAGGGTATTCATTATGTAGTAGACCAACCGCCTCCACAGCATTTTAAAAAGCCTTATAAAGCTCCACAAACTTATAAGCATACTATATCCACTTTTCTAGGAAATTTCTTTAACTATATTTCGATGGATACGCCCAGTTCTGGTGCGGGTAACTCCTACCAACATTTGGTAGGTGATGAAACGAAATATTTAGAAAAGCGGAGAATAGACCGCCTCTTCCCTGCCCTGCGTGGAGACTCCACAATATTTGGACACTCCGCTTATTATTTAGGATTAACATTTACTACGGATTATCCTAATATTATTATGCCTGGGGAGTATGATTGGATTCTGGATAGGGAAAAAGATATGGATAAACAGCAAATGAAATATTTGCTCCAAATTTCTTTAGAACTTAACGAAGCCAAAGCCGATGCTATCCACTACGCCAGAAAACGAAATAAAAGACTCCTCCAGAAAACTCAGCGGAAAATTGCTAAAATTTCTGAGCTTTGGGAACGGCTTAGGAAAAATTCTACATTTTTCTATATGGCGTCGAGTTTCGTTAATGTCGATATTTTAAGATTAGATTATTTTAAAACGGCTTTAGCAGCATTAGGAACAGTAGAATTTAATACCTCTGTGCTTTCGTTACCCCCGCAAGTAGAAGCAGGACAAAAATTCTATGTAGCGTTCGAGGACAAGCATATCTATGATGATGGTATAAACTTTAAATATTATCAGCAGTTTAACACTGGGGACGATGCAGAATTAACCTCATTAGGGTTACAATATATCAACCCTAACGCTAAATTAGAATTAGGTATAGACTTTGGCGACCAATGTTCTATGGTGGTAGCACAATCCAACAAACAGCTAATACGCGTATTAAAAAACTTTTGGACACTGGCTCCAGAGTCTTCGGAAGCGTTATGCTCTAAGTTTTTAGAGTTTTTTAAACATCATAAAACAAAAGAAATAGATTTGTATTATGATCGTTCAGGAAATCAATATCAGCAGTTAGGACGGGACTGGGCAACGGAAATCAAGAACTTTTTAGAAACAGACAAAGATGGAAACAAAACAGGCTGGAAAGTTAATTTAATGAGCCGAAATCAGGGAAATATTGAGCAACAAACAGAATTTATAATGGCTAAAGCAATTATGAATGGGACTTATCAAGGGTTGCCTGGTTTGGCTATCGACCGCTACCAATGTAGAGAATTAATTTCTTCAATGAATGTTGCCACTCAAATCGTAAAGCCAAACAAAAGAGGCGTTAATCAATTATTTAAAAATAAAACTTCGGAAAAACTCCCGCTAAAAAAACGCCCAATGTATTCTACCAATATGTCCGATGCTTTAAAATACCTTATTTGTCGCCGTCCATTCTTAGCAATTATAAAAAAACAACAGATGGAATGGAGCGACCCAGAAACTATGGGTTAATTTTTTAAAAAAAAGTTGTTAAAAAATTTGCTTATGATAGTATTTTTACTATCTTTGCATAGTCAAACAATATCAAAAACAACTAAAATGAAAAGGTTTAAAGTAAAAGAAATTCTAAAAATGCTAAAAGAAGACGGGTGGTATCTTAGCAAACACAACGGCACAAGTCACAGACAGTTCAAACACCCCACTAAAAAAGGAAAAGTCACTGTAAATGGAAAGCCAAGTGATACTTTAAGCCAAGAATTATTAAACAGTATTTTCAAACAAGCAGGGTGGCGATAAGCCCCCTGCACAAATAAAAACAATATGAAACAATTAAAAGTAAACATCGGTTGGGAAGATAAAAATTATTCTGCGGTATGTGATGATAAAGATATTAATGGTATTGTAGTCTGTACTCATAAAGATTTAGACACTCTAAAAAGAAGTTTTGCTGAATCCTTAAAATTCCATATTGAGGGCTGTATAGAAGATGGAGACCAGTTACCAGAATATCTTACGAAAGGAAATTATGAGTTAGTTTTTGACCTTGAAGTTTCTGCCTTATTACATAAGTTAGACGGGTTAATTACACGCTCTGCATTATCTAGAGTAACTGGAATTAATGAAAGACAATTAGGGCATTATATGACTGGTTATAGAAAGCCACGCCCCGATAAAAGAGAGCAAATACTCAATGGTATTCGGACTATTGGAAAAGAATTAGTAAGTGTATAGATATTGTTTGACAGCGTTTCTTTTACACTTTAAGCCTCCCCGATTTTCGGTGGGGCTTTTTTATTTCCCTAAATGCAACGCTTTGAAATGTTTTTATTATTTTTGTGGAAAAACAATTCTATGAAAAAAATTCTATCATTTTTATTACTAGTTCCTATCTATATATTGAGTCAGAATCAAGAAAAGTTAGATTCTTTACTTTATTACATAGATAATGAAGATAAAATATATACAAAAGTAAGTGAATATTGTACTATTGATAGTTATAGCAAATATCCACAGCCTCCAGAAGATGCCATGCTATTTATTAGTGGTTATTCCTCATGCGATAAATATGGTAGTGGTACATCATATTTTCTTAAAGTTATGTATGGAAGTTATGAATATTATTATCCCGTGAACTTTAATAATAAAGTTTATAGGTTAAATGGAGAAAAAACTTTTGTAGACTATATGGATTGGTATGATGAACTTTCTGAAGATGATAAAGAATTGATAAAACAGGAAGCTAAGAATTTATCCGAAGTATTAGTCTTAAAAGAAAAAAAACGACTATTTGAAAAATTAAACAGATATGAAAATTTAGGAATTGCCATACTTGAAGCAGTTCCTACAGATAATTACTCTATGACTGGAGCAAAATTTAGAATTATTAATTTTTCAAACAAAACAATAAAATATATCACTTTTAATTTTTATGGTATAAATTCAGTAGATGACAAGGTTCTATATCGAAGAGGAACATATAATGCTAGTCGGAAAGGTATTGGACCAGTTGAAAAATATGATATTTCAGAATGGAGTTTTGATGATGTATGGCTAACAGATATAGTTCAAACATTAGAATTAACATCAGTGAATATTCAATATACCAATGGTACTTCTAAAACTATAAAAATAACGAAAAATCATTGGCTTAATGAGGATATAATTGACAGGTACTCGGAGCTATCAAAAGAATTAGATCTAAAATAAAAACTATAATTCAAGCCCTATCAGGGGCTTTTTTAGTACCCAATATTTTTATAATAAGCATCCTCACATTGGCTTAATACAAGCTCTAAATCTTGTATTTCCTTATATTGTTGATATACTACAACCCCTAGAACAACTATTATTAGTAGCAAAACGATATAGATAACTTTCTGTTTCATAGCCTTTTTTTCTTCAAATATAATAATTTTATAGAAATTAAATTTATCCAATAAATAAGTGATATATTTAATTTTTTTTATATATTTGCAACGCTACAATATCGTAAGTAATCTTACATTTTAACGGATTTTAATCATCATAGATTAACCCCTATTGGAGAGACCGAAAGGTCTGTATCGTTCTTACGATGTTGTAGCAACTCCTTTGGGGGTTTTTATTTATTAAACATTTTACATTAACTTTTAAATAGTATTGTCATGCTACAAACAATCAATTTAGAAGGTAATCCAGACTTGGATATCTTCCGTTTTGCCAACGCACAGGCTGCAAAGGGTTTCACGACCAAACTACCAAAATTAGAAACGCCTTGCGAGTTCTATCGCAAAAACAAATTCCGCAGATTTAATTACAAATCACTAGGTAACGGGCTTTATCGCCTCTCGGTGCTTGACCAGCAGGGGCATACCCACTCCGCAGTTTCCAGAAACTTCCAACTTGCATATATCAAGTTACAGCGTCAATTTTATGGGCATTATTAACTAAAAAACATGTAAAAATGGAAGAAAAATTAACTCCGTTACAGTTAGTTGCTCAGCAGGAACTGGAGCAATTACGCGCACTATTCTCACAACAAGAGATAGAAGACTGTTTGTTTGAGGTATTCCGAGATGCCTACCTCTATGACTCTGATGTACCATACATTGAGAGAGAAAAAAGGGCGATGCTCCATGCCGCCCTTAGAAAAATTATCAGAACTCAAAGCAAAAACTCTAACTTAAAACCCTAACATTATGTATTACAGAAATATCATAGATATAGAACACAATGGAGATATTATAGAAGCAGGAAGTCTATTCACTAAAAGTGGTAAAATCCTGACTTTAGTGGATGAAGACCGCACAGCAATTCTTCATTTTAATTCAGAAGACTTCGTAGTAGAAGACAACCCCGATATTATTTCAGAATATAAAATTGTAACGCCTTATTTTAACTCCATTTTAATGCTTAAAGAAGCCCTGCAAGAAACACAAAGTGTCGGAAGCTGGAGTATTTCGTATGACGAAGTGGAGTATGCTTTTATTTTCAAATCTACTCTTACAGAAAGGCAAGTAAAAGTTATTATTTGCAATATCCCCTATATTAGATGTTGAAACTTTAAAAACACTTTAAAATGGCTTTAAAATATCTAAAAACAAGTTTGGCTATTGAAAGATGCTATATGAAAATAACCTCTGAAAATCAATTATATTATAAAGGGGTTGCCGTAGTGTTTAATGGTAACGAAACAAAACTAAAAACTATAATTGCAGAACATTGGCACGATATAGGAGCTTATCAGTACATAACCGAAGAAATTTCTAAAAAAGAATATGACGAAGCCTATAATATGGCTATGGAAATGCTGGAACAATTGTAAATTAGTTTGGCACGGCAACTCAAATGAGTTGCCGTTTTTTGCATTATGGAACAACTGGCTAACAAAGAAATTAATATCTATGATGCACTTAGAGCGATGCGAAAATTAAGTTCGCAAAACATTCCTTTTCGCATTGGATTTATTTCATGTGATAGAAGTAAGCAAAAAAGCAGTGGATATATAGAGTTAGACAGAGTTTTGCTTTCGGCTGGACTTCCAAAAAAGAAAAGTCGCTATGCCAATAATCTTATTGCCTATGAAGATACTGAAACAGGCGATAAAAAACATTTTTGGCTTCCATTACTGATGAAGTTTAACGGAATAAAAATCACGCATGATAGAGTTTATAGATGATCATAATGCGATAAGTACAGATGAACAATGTTCGTTTACTTATGAAGTAATAGATAAAAAGAGAGAAAACCATACGCCATGGTCACCTCTTGATGTTTTTGAGAGTCGCCCAATCGTATCAAGGTATGATGATTGGAATGTATTTCCGTATGGAGAAAACAATCAATTACCGCTTATCATTAGGAATATTGTTTATTCCAATTCTATTGCTCCAGGAATACTTAATAAAAAAACGCAACTGAACTGGGGACAAGGTCCTAAACTCTATGAAGAAAAGTTTGTAGATGGGACTTTAGTCAGAGAGTATCAAGATGACGCTGAAGTACAGAAGTGGCTAGACACTTGGGACTATGAAGGCTATTTAGCCAAATGCGTTACAGACTATTCCCATATAGAAAGCTGTTATACAAAAGTTATTTTAACAAAAGGTTGGCGAATAGGGACTAATCAGAAAGTCGCAAAGTTAGAGCATATAGTACCCTATAAGCCACTGGTGGTAGGTAAAAAGTTTACGCCTACACATATTATTCTACACAATCAAGACGAGCCAAACGAATACAATGTATATCCGATGTTTGATGAACAAAATCCGTTCAAATCGGGTATATCCATTAAGTATTCCAATCTATATACCTTTTGTTCGGACTTTTTTAGTATTCCGCATATATTAGGATCTATTCCTTGGATTATCCAGTCGAGTAATGTTCCTAAATTTTTGGCAGCACTAAGTAAGAATGCAATAAATATAAAATATCATATCACTTCACCTAAAGAATTTTGGGATGCTAAACGCGAAGAACTAAAAGAAAAATGCACTTTGGAAGGCAGAGATTATAAAGAATCTATGCTGAAAGCCCTACGAAGAAAAATATTAAGGGAAATTAAGGAAGTGCTATCTGGAATTGAAAATGCGGGGAAATTTTGGCATAGTGAACGAGTGCTGTATGTGGACGGAGCCAACTTATCAGAATTAGGTTGGGAAATCAATGTAATAGACCAGAAGATGCGGGATGTAGTCCAGAGCCACATTGATATTGCCAACAAAGCCGATGCCTCCGTAGCGACGGGAATAGGGATACATTCTGCACTCGGGAATCTATCGCACGGGGGAAAATCCGATAGCGGTTCCGAACAATATTATGCCTTTAATAATTACTTGCTTTCAGGAATAGATTTGCCAGAAATGGTGGTAATGAAAGTGATAAATGCCGCTCTTAAAATCAATTTTCCACACAAAAGGCTAAAAATGGGCTTTTATCACGAAAGCTCTAAAAGACAAGAAGATATTTCTAAAAAAGACCGTAATAAAATTATCAACTATGAACAATGAAATGCCACCTAAAGGCTGTCGATTGATAGCCGTTTTATTAGTAATATTCGCTGTTTTCTGTGCAGGATTAGGTTTTTATACACTATTAAGAATCATTTATGGACTTATTATTCGATAAAAATAACTTTTCCGCTGAGTTTAAGGAGTTACTGGGCTTTGTAGATGCGGATATTCGTTTTGCAAGGCTAAAATCCGCGTTGCAGTCGGCAACAGATGAAATTGTAGATTTAATTAGTGAAACTACATATCAACAATTGCTTTCTCTCAGTCCTGATGCAGAAATGCTTGAGTTGGTTAAATATGCTATTGCCTTAAAGGCTTACATTATTTACGCTCCAACTGCCGACCTATCCGTAACGAATAATGGCCGCCTAATGCGTAGAGATGACCATACGGTCTCTGCTTTTGAATGGCAAATTGAAGCCAATCAAGAGGCACTAGAAAACTTATACTATCGTCATTTAGATAGATTGTTAAAGTATATGCAGAAAAACAATATCACTATCAATTTAAAAAAGTATGATAGTATAGGATTGTTTATTCCAGATTTAAAAACTTTTGAAAAAGTGTATAATATTGGGGGGTCTCATCTACTCTATTTTAAATTATTGCCAGGACTTAGAGAGTTTGAAAAAATAGATTTGTTGAGTAGAATTGGCAAAAATTATTTTGATGACAGAACACTAATCACAACAGAACTTAGAGACCTAATAGAATTAGCAGCCGTTAATTATGCAATGGCTTGGGGTATTCGTAGGCTTAATATTCAACTATTTCCAAAAGGTGTTTTACAGTATTCCAAAACAGGGAGTGCTAATAAAAAGCAAGGGAGTAAATTAGAATACTTAGAAACAGCAATGGTTTTTGATAAAGATACCCTAAAATATCTTCAAAAGATAGAAGACTATATGAGTAAAAATAAACCTAAAAATATCTTCGTTGAGCCAATCAAGCCCATAGAATGGGATTTGGGTTTTAGCGGAGATGATGCCTTTGTGGATTTATGATTATAATTGATTTTCCAAAAGTAAATAAAACGCTATTCTTGCCAGAGAATTTAGCAGAATGCGACAAACGCCAATATGCAGATATGGCAAAATTGCTCTATATGTATAATGCTGGCGAAATTAACTATTTAGACTTTCGTGTCTTAGCGTTATATGCCTTATTAAACTTAAAGTCACCAAAATTTATTCCTAAAGAAATTTCCGAAGAGGATACAAAATGGCAACAGATTTTTATGTTATCAGAGCATATAGACCATTTTTTTGATAGAACAGAAACACCTGAAGGAACACAATTAGAAATAAAATTAGATTTTTATAATAATCACTTACCTTATCTCAAATTATTCACTACCTTTTTTGGACCTAAAGACGGCTTTGAAGATGTAGAATTTGGTCAATATGTGGACGGGCTAGAAGAATATATCTATTTCTCTCAAACTGGAGATATAGAAGCCCTACGGACTTTATTTGGTATTTTTTATTTAGGCAGGAATGAGCGTTATGAGTTAAAAAATGCCAAGAAAAAAGCAAAAGGTATATTCAAGCATGTGGATATTCGTCATTTATATGGATTTTATCTATGGTTTACCTCGATGCAGCAGTATATTTTAGGTGGAGAATTGATGGTAATGGGACAAAATATAAACCTTAGTATCATCTACCAAGAAACAGGGGCTGAGCAAAAATCCAATATTCCAGGAATAGGAATGCACAGCATCGTACACGATATAGCAGAAAGCGGAATATTTGGCTCTTATAACAAAGTAAGAGAAACAAATATGTGGACGATATTGCTAAGACTATACGAAATGAAAAAACGAAGATTAGACGAAATTCAAAACGAAAAAAATGAGTCCAAAACTATTTAATGAGTTACTTCAGGAAATAAAATCCGAAATAGAGGGTATTAACAAGGCATGGATAGTAGTCGATGATAGCCAACTGGGCAACACTTTAGAAAGAAGAGAAAAAAGTGATAACGCCTATTTGGTGGGCGTACTACCAAGTTATGGCACAGATGCTATCAATGCAGATGCTATAAAAGACACTATGGTGTCTCAAATTATGGTACTGGAAAAAACCGACTATTCCGAACTTTCAGAAGAAGAGTTTATAGAAGTTTTTGAAAGAACCTATCAACTGATGCGAAAAGTCAGAAATATTTTAATTAGGAAAATTTCAGACCCTTGCTATATGCCAATGGCAAATATAGATCTTAATGCTCTGGACTTTGACCCCGTGTGGAAAAAATCCCAGTGTAATGGCTGGAGCCTTGATATACAATTATAGTTATGGGACTACTAGACGAGAGAAAATCCGAAAAAGGTATCATAGAGGGACGATTTATTAAAGCCATGCTTGAACAGTATGGTGAAGATGTTTTAAAATCCAGCAAAAGAGTCAGAAGCAGGAATCAGTTTCGTTCTTCAAAATGGGAAAGGTCAAGCATTAGTGTTTCGGATAATGCGGTGGATTATCGTATTCCAGCCCCTATGCGATTTGTAGATATGAAAACACGAAAAAGCAAAGGCTATACCCGAGGAACACGAAAAGTACCAGGAGGCAAACGAAAAAAGAAAAACTACCCTGTACATAACAAGCCCACTATGGTACATAAGAAATTCCTAGTAAAATCCCTTTCCTATGGCTTTACGGAAGAAGTAAAACAACAATTCCGAGCCTTAGCAAATAGAGAAGGGTTGTTGTGAAAATCACTTTGTAAAAGTGCTAAAAAATTAATTCCAATGAAAAAACCGCTTCGCTGGGGTCCCTTACAACCCCAGCGAAGCGGCGTTTTTTTTTTGACAAAAAAAACGCCTTATAATGGCGTTTTTTCTTTTATTTCTTTCATTGCTTGTAAACATATAGTCCGCTTTAATTCTTTCAAAATACTATGTGTTTGCTCTCCTATTTTCAATTGTTTTTCTATCTTCTCAAGTTGTAAGTATTTTTGATTTATTTTATCATCATTATAGGCATTGTTTAAAATTGGGGTAATGATTTTTTTATAATCTTCCAATCTTAAAAATGGAATTACCGAACCAAGCAAAAAGGTTTCTAAAATTCTGCTTTCAAAAACAATAGTTAATATTTCAAAGGCAAAAGATAATTTGGTTCTAATTTCCCAACAATTTGCAATAGGCTTTTTTAAAGGTCTTCCAGCGTGTAATCCGTGAGATTGTATATAAAAAATATTTTCTTCTTTTAGTGGTTGGCTAATATTGCCGTTATATGTTTTGATAGTCATTTTCTGTATATTTAGGATTTTAAAATTCGTATTCTGCGAAGTCTGAAACATCACTATGATAGTTGATAAATTCAGATACAATTTTATCCGCTACTTCTCTATCGGTTAGATTTGATGTATCTATATTCTTTTTGAAATAGTTGTAATCTATCCAATTGAAATATTTAGAAAATCCTTGTTTTTTCAATTCTTGAAAAACAATATCAGAAATTTTTTGTACTTTTGTGGCTGTTGAGTTCATATGTTTGTTTTACTGCTTACTGTGAATTTTAAACAAAGCCCTCCCACTCGTCACAGTGAGAGGGCATTTTTATAGATTAAATTTGAAAATTAAGAATTTGCGTTTCGCTTTCTTCTAACATTTCATCTAATTTTTGAGAACAAATATCTAATAACTCAGATATAATAGTTCCGTTGCTTATCTCAAAACTTTCCTCATTGTCATTCATTACAAAAAGTTTTTCCCTAAGTCCATCACGAGAAACCATAAAGGAACTTAGGGCATCTCTTTTTTGTTTTAAAAACTTATGCTTATCCGCCATTTTTTGGATAATATCTAAATTTTTAATTCTTTGGTCAGCGGACTTTACAGACAGAATTTTTGATAATTCTTCTTTTTTGTCGTTTAAATCCTGTTTTACTGGATTTTTTGTTTCAGTTGCTTTAACACTTTTCTTTTGTTCTGTGGCAGTTGCTACTTTGTTCACAACTTTGCCGTTTTCTTGTAACTTGTTCATTTTGTTTGTTTTACTTATGTAAAAATACAAAAAATTTATGAAATAAACAAGTAAAAAATACACTTTTTTAACTGATAATCAATTATTTAAATTCATTTAAAATAGTATTTTTTGTTTTATAAAAAATCAACTTTTCAACCTTTAAACAGACTAAAAAAATATAAAACACTGATAACCAACACATAAACCTAAAGCGTAATTTTATGCTTTAGGTTTGTGTTTTTCTCCCTCCGACGCCGCCGAGAATCAAAAAAGCAGTTGCCGTATCCTATAATTTTTTAGAAATATGGCAAACAACCCACCAATAAGCAACTGCCTATGAAATAGGCATCCTTAATTAGCTTGGCACAATACACCACCACTATTACAGAATTTCGCATAAAATATTGGTTATGGCTAAAAAAATATCCGACGAAATTCTATCCTTAAAAGTGGTTGTTAATGGCAATGAGGCTCAAAAAAGAATATTAGATTTAGAAAAGGCTAACAATCTACTAAGTGAAAGAATGAATGAGCAAAAAAATATTATGCGTTCACTTTCAAAAAGAAGGAAAAAAGATTCAGAAGAATATAAGAAAGCAGAAAAGGAACTTGAAGCCCTAACTAAACGATATTTAGAAAATAAAAAAGCCATAAATGCAGAAATAAAAGCAATGGACATTATGAGTCTCACTATGCAACAATTGCGTAGCCGAGCTAGAGACTTACAATTTACTTTAAGCCATATGGCTCCAGGAACAAGGGAGTACAGAGCTGCTCAAGAAGAACTTAGGCGATTAAATAACCGTATGGGAGAACTCCGCTCTGGCACTAGAGCCGCCGGCTCATCATTGGGTAACCTAGCAGACAAGTTTAACAGATATTCTGGCGTAGTGGCCGCCTCAGTAGCCACACTAGCGGGAGTCGCTGTATCTATACAATCTACGATTGACCTAAACAATAAATTAGCTGATGCACAAACCGCAGTTGCAAAAACCACAGGACTTACCGATGACGCTGTAAAAGAACTTACAAAATCATTCTCTGAATTTGATACAAGAACCTCAAAAATAGATTTACTAAAAATAGCAGAAGTTGGTGGACGGTTAGGCGTACCAAAGGAAGAAATAAAAGACTTTACTAGAGAAGTAGATAAAGCATATGTAGCCTTAGGTGATTCCTTTTCTGGTGGTGTGGAAGAAGTGGCTAATAAGATTGGAAAAATAAAGGGTTTATTTAGAGAAACTAAGGACCTTGATATGGCAACGGCTATCAATCAGATAGGTTCCTCTATGAATGAATTGGGAGCGGATGGAGCTGCATCAGAGGCAAATATCGCTGAGTTTGCCACCCGTGTAGGAGCATTACCAGACAAACTAAAACCGACAGTTGCTGAAGCCTTAGCCTTAGGTGCAGCGTTTGAAGAAAGCGGTATCGATGCAGAAAGGTCAGCAACTGCATATTCTAATTTTGTAAGGAAAGCCGCGAATGATACTGAGAGTTTTGCGGAAATTATGAACTTACCTATTGCCAAAGTTAAAGAACTTATCAATACAAATCCTACAGAATTTTTTCTAAAATTCTCTGAAGGCATGAAAGGGCTTGATGCCACAGAAGTAGCCGCTATATTAGATAAATTAAAGTTAAATGATCAATATCTAACCTCTATAATTGGAGCCGCTGGGGAAAATACGGATAGATTTAGAAATAGTATTGAGCTATCTAACCAATCTTTACAAGAAGCCACTTCATTACAAGAGGAGTTTAATAAGGTAAATAATAATGCTGCTGCTATTTATGATAAAGTTCGCAAAAAATTTATAGGAATGTTTACTAGTGAAGCTGTGGTTAATACCCTAACATGGCTTATTGAAACCTTTGGTAAATTTATTGGAGCGGTTGAAGATTCTTCAGGTGTTGTAACTGGATTTAGAAACACTTTAATATATCTACTTAAAATAATAGCAGTTATTACAACTGCCACTGTTCTATATAATGCTTCCATTGGAACATATAACGCACTATTATTAGCTGCTAGAAATAGAGTTGCAGGATTATTAATTGTAGAGAAAGCTAGAAATGTCGTCAATTCAATTGCAAAGGCTCTACAATTAGCTTGGAATGCCGTCACCGGGGTTGCTATTTGGCTAACGGCTCAATTTACTAATAACCTAAAATTACAAATTATAGCTCAAGAACGACTTAATGCAGTTACAAGGGCTCACCCATTTGGTATTATATTAACTGTAATTTCTCTTCTCATTACCGCTTACATAAGTTACAAAACAGTTGTAGGAGAAGCAGAAAAAGCACAAAAGAATCTAAATGATATTACCAAAGAGAGCGTTAAAAACGCCGCTGCGGAAGTTTCAGAATTAGACAAACTATATAAAGCCGCTACAAATGTTAAATTATCTATAGAAGAGAGAACTAAAGCCGCAAAAAAATTACAAGAAACTTATCCAAATACTTTCAAAAATATTTCAACCGAAATTATAATGAACGGCAAAGCCGAAAAAAGTTATTATGCTTTGAGAAATGCTATCATTGAAACGGCAAGAGCAAAAGCTGCTGAAGTAGAATTACAAAAAAGAGCCGCTGAAGATTTAGCAAAAGATGAAGAATGGAGACAGCAATATATGAAAGAAGTAATTGAAAATCAAAAACTAAAAAAAAATAAAGGAAAAAAATATACTAAGAGAGTTGATGGTGGAGATGGAAAAATGATGACTATAGAACTGGACTATGACGATTTAATAGCATCATCTAATGAAAGGTTGAAAATATTAGAAAAAGAAAGATACGATAGGAAATTAAATTTCGCTAAAAACAATAAATGGTTAGCCGACAAATCCTCCTATCAAAGTGATTTATTAGGAAATGATGTAGAAGATTTTAAATCCCCTTATAATATCCCTACTAATGATGATAAAAAAACAAAATCGAAGAAAAAAACAGAAGCAGAACGCAAAGCAGAGCGAGAACTGAAACAATATGAAAACCTTAAAAAGAGAATTTTAGAGTCTGCCGAAAAATTTGCTGAACAAGAAGAGCAACTTGAAATCAGAAAACAAGAAAACCTTACTGAGCTACGCTCGGAAGGATATATAAAAGAATTTAATCAAATACAAGTTGAATTTAGAAAAAAGAAAGCTGAACTTGAAAAGCAAAAAGTATCTAAAAATGCATTAGCACAAATTGACGAAATTATAAAAAGAGAGAAAGATGGAGAGAAGAAAAAATTTGAAGCAATAAGAGATGAGTGGCTTTCCCAAAATAAAAAATTAGAACAATTACAAAAACAAGAGGAACAAATATCGGCCTTAAAAATTGAAGCTCTGAAAGAAAAGTATGAGGCAATTAGACTTCGTAAATTAGAAGAAAATTTCAACAGAGAAATATTCCTGCTAAAAACTAAAGAGAATGAAAAAATTGCAGAACTTAAAACCGTAGCAGAGCAAAAAGCATTTTTACAAGACAAAATATCGGATAAAGAATTAAGTAAAATCCACAATTGGGAAAATGGTAAACAAGCGATACAAAAGCACTTTCAAAAAGAAAACTTAAAACTTCAGGCAGATTACCTAAAGCAGCTGGTAAAGCAATTAGAACAATTACCACCTGCCGACCTTACCGATGAGCAAACTAAGGCTCTGGAAGGTATGCGAGCAAAATTAGCAGAAATAGGTGTAGAATTAGCTACCATCAAAAATGGTGAAGAAAAGGATAAATTCTCTTCTTTATCTAGTTTTGGTGGTCAGGCAGATTTATTTGGATTGACACCAGAACAGTGGGAAGCCATGTTTGAGAACACAGACCAACTGGAAGTAAAAATCCAAAAGATTGGAGCGGCCATGCAAGTGGCAAAAAATATCATGTCCACTTACTTCTCTTATATGCAAGCCAACCAAGAGGCAGAACTCCGAAGATATGAAGTGTCTTCAGATAGAAAAAAAAGAAAGCTACAAGCTCAATTAGATGCTGGGATTATTTCTCAAGAGGAATACAAGCATAAAACAATTGCAATAGAAAATGAATTGGCTATAAAAAAATGGCAATTAGAAGTGGACGCTGCAAGACGAGATAAAGCAATGAAAATAGCTGACACTATCTCAAATACTGCAATGGCAATAATGAGTCTTTGGTCCACACAAGCCAAAAACCCAATTTTAGCGGGCATATTAACTGGAGTAGTATCCGCGTTAGGTGCAGTTCAAGTGGCAACAATTGCCAAACAACCTTTACCCGCTCCTCCAAGTACAGTAGGTGCTGAAGATGGATATTATCCTGTAAGACGATTACAAGACGGCAAATTATTCCGAGCTAGAAAAAAAGAAAGTAGAAGCGGTATTTATGATGAACCAACAATGCTTGTTGGAGAACAGGGCAAAAACTTTCCAGAATTGGTTGTGAGTGGAAAAGCAATGAAGCGTATAGACCCAAAAATCCAAAGGGATTTTATGCAGGAAGTTTACAGAGCTGAAGGTTTTGAAAAAGGAAAATATCCAGCCCCTGAAGAAACTTCAAGAGACTATACCAATGAAATCATTTCTCTATTAAGCCGCACCACGCAGGTTTTGGAACGGATAGAACAATACGGTGTGCGTGGAGTATTTGAAAAATCTGCCCGTACTGGCAAGGATATAGAGGAAATGAGAAAAGATTATAAAAGATTAGTAGAAAAAAATAAACACTAAACTATGGCAATATCAACTGATAAAACTAATTATACGGTATATTACAATATGGAAACTGGTATATTTACTGGGGAACATATAATTCATGTTCAAGGTTCACATGGAAGCTCAATTTTTGAAAGTATAGGGTTAGAATTTCCTACACACGAATTTTATCAAATTTTAGATTTAAACAATATTCCAAATGTTGAATCCGCTGAAGATTTTCCTTTTCATGATAGTATTATCAATTGCGTCATAAAAAACAGAAATTTTTTAGGACAAAATCGAAGATGTTATTTTACAATTACCCTAAACATTGTTAATTCAAGTTTTACCGCTACACCAGAGTATCTAAAATTTAGTGTATCCAAATTAAAAGCAGAAACTAAGTCCGCAGAAATTAAGGTGTCTAATCCAAGTGGAAATAGTTTTGATGTTACAGTTCCTCCGTTCTTAACTTACACAAAAACATTAAATTCAATCACTGTAACTACCGTTAATTCTCAGGATTTAGAAGTAAGCAATAGAACAGAAAATATAACTATTACTCAAAATGGTACTACTATCACCATTCCCGTAAACCTCGTAGTTACCGATATGGTATCTTCGGAGTATGGAGAAATAAATTTTTGTTTAGATAAGAAAAAGTTAAACTTTACTAAAAACTCCACAAACGCCTCTATTTTAAAAGTATCAACATCTTATAGTGTATTTACTGGTAATTCGTTCAAACCTGTTCAAAATGATTATTATATCCCTTTTTATGATGGGAAATGCAGTATTGATATAGGAGAAAAGGTACATCAGCATTTACAGCAGTTTGGTAAAAACATTCTAAACTCGTCAGACAGAAACCATTTGGTAACGCATAAGACTATGGTAAATGTACAAGCAACCGAATTAGATTCTGACTTCAAAGAGCTATCTTCCGAACAGGTAGGCTTAATATCATTCTACCCTGGGAAAAAGCCCAAAGGATTTCCATTGCTGACAAATAATTTAGAAAGAAGAGTTTTAGACAATGACAAACTAATTATAAGTTATATTGTTGGTGAAACGAACCCAAAAGATTGGGGATTATTGGTACCGTTCGATCAAAGTATGTCTCCAGACTTAATAGGAGCATATAAAATAACACCAACAGAAATGGCTATTCCTTCAAGAAAGTCTATTGAAAAACTGAAATTATATAAATTTCCAACTCCAAAACGAAAAATCCACGCACAGTGGATTAACCAAAACTTATGTCCAGAATGGGCTACATTTACTGGAGAGTTTGAAATAAATAACACTTATCAATCTGCTATTAGCCAAGGGGTGTTCAATAATTACAAAAAGAAATTTGACAGCAAAAAAGAGCAAATTATAAAAATAAACACTGGTTTTTTACTTAAAGCCGAAAAAACCATGATTTCTGAACTGATAGAAAGTCCTGTTTGCTACCTTGAACTTGAAGACCGATTTTTAAAATGTATTCCTAACACTGAAAAATTAGTAGAGGAAGATAGTACACTACAATTGATAAGTTTTAATCTTGAAATGATAATAATCGACGAAATATGGAAATAAAATTTTTTACAGACAAAGGCATTTTAGATTTATCGGAACAGAAAATATCGATACAGGAAAACAACCCTGCATTAAGTGATAAAATGCTGACTAAATTTATGTTTCCATTTCAAATTTATGTAGATGATGATTTTCTAATAACTTTTGGAGATTACATAAGCTATGAGTCTTGGAATTTAGAAAAAGAAATAAAGGGTAAACTTCTTTTTGAAGGCAAAGTGCATGATGCTAAATTGGAAATTATCAGTATAGAAAATAAACTCCTTGAAGGGCAAATTGATTTTGGCTTTGAGGATCTTCCCAATTTTGATAAAAAATTGAGTGAATTACCTTTAGAATATTTAGAAGTAACAGATATTCATACCTACGCTGCGGATATTTGTAAAAAAACTTACCCCGAAACCAACTATAATTTTCCGCGTATTTTTACGAAAAAGTACGATACCTCACAAAAAATGTGGGACGCCTTTAATGGCTATTATAATAATACCGTAGGAACTGACGATAATTTGGTTATGATAGGCAACAGGTTGCCTTCAGAAAATAATAATTGGGAAATTGATAATATCAATATTATCCATCCATGTCCGCATATTCTTTATTTATTAAAATTAGGCTTTAAAGATGCTGGATTTGAATTGGCAGGAGATATTCTTTTAGATAAAAATTTAGAGAATGCTTGGGTCTTCTCTGGAGGAGAATATTTTAGAAATAAATATATCCTACTCAAAGAGCATATTGTAAAAGAAACCGAATATATAAGTAAAAATTGTAGTGGTAGTCCTACGCACTGCATCTATGACTATGAGAAAGAATTTATTATAGAGCATAAAGATAAGTACAGGTTTGATTTTAATTTCACAGCGAATGAACACGCAGAAATTAAATATTTAAAACTATTTTTAAATGGCAGCGAAACCATTGTCCCTACAAATAGTGAAAAAAAAGAATTTAGTTTAACCCACTTTATAGAAACTACAACAGAAAACACTACCTGCAAAATAAAATTCCAGTTTGACAGAGCCATGCGTTCTGGACCTTCGGGCGGTGGGTTTAGAACTGGAATTGGTGGTACACCTAATGCGTGGGTTCCAGAAAACATTTTGAGTTTGAAAATTAGATCTACTAAAAGTTATGAAAGTAGTAATAATAGCGATATTCAAGAAACTAAGGTAGTCAATAACGAAAACCTAATAGACTTAAGGAGAGCTGTACCTGACCTAACTTTTGGTGAGTTGGTTAATATTATTAAGAACTGGTTTAATTACACTTTAAAATTAAATCAAAACACAATTGAACTCAACAAAGTAATTAGTAGAAAACCTATAACGCCTAAGAGTTTCAATCAGTATGAAATACTATCCCCAAAACGCACATTACTTGCTGAAAAATCTTTTTTAGTAAAGTTTGAAGACTTAGATAATGAGATAAAATTGGATTCTATGTTATTCAATAATAAGGGGAACAAATTAAATGGTAAAGAGGATAAAAACACCAATATCATCGAAATTAAAGGTTATCCTCTACCTATTAAAAAAGCCAAAGCATTTGCACCAGAAACCGCCTATGTGATGAAAGATTCTGACACAATACTATCATTGGTAGGTTATAAAGGATTAAAAGATGGAAAAAATGATGCAATAGAATTAGATGGGGCTTTATTTCCAAATTTATTGGATAGTTGGGATAAATGGTTTGCCAATAGAATTTATGGCGTTCAATATGAATGGAAGTTTTTAGCCAATACATCAAAATTTAGAGAATATTCAATCAATGATTACATCTATGCTTACAATAATATTCATATTATCAGCTCGATGACAAAAGATAAAATAGCAGACAATACTTATGAGGTCAATATAACTACGGAAACTATGCCTTTCATCCCTACTTATAATGAGGAAGAAAATAACTATACCGCTCCAGAAATCGTATGGGAAGACAATACAACAGACGCAAAAATAGGAATTGAAAATACCACATTAGTTAAGTTAAAGAACTTAAATATTGATACCGGTTCTTTGGAATATTATAGTTTCTCTATTAACTATGGTAATGGTTATGAAGAAAAAATTAGGAATACAGAACAATTCACCGCAGAACTAAGAAAAGGGGTAAATAAAATTAGACTTGAAGTAAAACTTAATAATGGAAAAAAACTTCTCTCAAATACGCTTATTTATCGAAAAGCAGAGGCACAAAAGGATACTTGCAATGTATTTATAGCTAGTAAGAATAGATACCATGTTAGCTATTCTGTTACATATATGGATTGTGACGGAACCGAAAAAGAATTAGTTGCTAAAAGTAATAAGGCTTTCTGTGCCAAAACAATTTTAAACAATAATGGTTGTACGATTATTGATACTTCTCAAGAATGCACACCAGGGCAAACATACAGTCTGGAATATACTGTAAAATGGACAGCTGGTTTTAGAGAGGGTGGCTATGTAAAATACATTAATTCATCAGGGACAGAAGTTACCCTAACTATACCACAAAATGACACGAATCCACGCACTATCTGTGCTAGAGAAATCATCGAAAGGAGTGGCAATATATCAATACAACTCACAGGAAATATTTGCAGTTAGTCTTCATCTAAAATAAATATTGTATCATTAGCATCATCTTCGGTTATATGAGTATAGATTAGCGTAGTTTCAAGTTTACTATGCCCTAAAAGTTTTTGTAGATAAACAACATTACCACCTGCTTTTATGTAGGCGGTGGCGAAGGTATGCCTACCAATATGCATTGATAATTTTCTTTTAATCCCCACCATTTTTGCAACCTCTTTTAAATGCTTATTTATAGTTTGCTCTGTATAGAATTTATCCATCAATTCTGGAGTATGCTCAATTATTTTCCTTGCGGTATTGTTGAGTTTTATATTTTGTATTTTTTTACCCTTTACAGTTTTGATAGCGATTGTTTCATCATGTAGATTAATTCTTCTAAGTTGAAGCACATCAGAAACCCTTAAGCCAGTATAACAAGCAATAAGAAAGTACCCCAAACTTAGTTTCCAGTTATTCTTAATAAAATCGGAAAAATAATACCCCTTCAACCGTTTAACTTGTTCTTTAGTTAGCGAAACTCTATTTCCGGTTGTAGAACCAGTCTCAATTTTTTTCAAGCTAAAACCAAACACAATACCCTTTTCCTCAGCATCAAGTAAATATTGCTTTATAATTTTAATATTTGAATTAATTGTTGTCTTATTATTCCCAATTTTAGATAAATACTTTCGATACTCACGAATAAAATCTAAATCAATAGCATTGAAAGGAATTCTTTCTTGATATTTTTTGAGTTTATTATGTATAGACTTATGCTTCTTTATCGTATTATAATTATTCTGTGTTTCGTTGATTCTACTAATCATAAAACTATTAAAATCATAGGAGGGGGTTTTATTAAGAAAGTCTTTCAAAAAAAATTCTAAACTTAAAGTCTTTTTAGAAAGTGTATAGAAAGTCCTAATTTCAGTAGCTTTCGCTACCATATTATCTAAAATTAAATTGATAGGACCTTGCTCAGTCTTTTCTGTTTTTAGTCGTTGTGTTTTGGGATTCCATAATTCAGGCTTACAATAGTAGCCTGTATATATCCTTTTCCGTTTTCCAGAAATACTTACAGAAAATATGATTTGTCTTTCACCATTACTGTTAAGGTAACTATGGAGATAAAATTTTGTCTTCATTGAATTGTAAAGTCGCTTAGAATTGACTTCCAATAGAAATAGGTCTTGTTTCTTCAT